AATGGTTTCTTGAACCTCAGCTAGAGTCTTTGACAGCTCTTCTTGCTTTGTTGCAAAAGAACTTGTTACGTCTGCAACACTCTTTGCAACAGCATTTACAGATTCTGCACTTTTAGCTGTACCTTCCAGTACAGTTGCAGAAATAAAATCTTTGATTTCGTCCAATGCTTTTACCAAGTCAATCGCTTCACCGTTATTTTCGGTGGAAGCGTCAGTGGCAACCTCATCTGACTTTTCTACAGATTCTTCTGTAGCAGCCTCTTCTGCAGGAGCTTCTTCAGCTACTGCTTCTTCAGTCTTAGGAGTTTCTTCTGTTTCTACAACATCTTCTGCACCTTCGACTACTTCGTCTACTTCAACAACCTCTTCGGTTGTTACTTCTTCATTATCAGCCACGATAACACCTCCTTCATTATTTTTGGTGGCAACTGACTCAATTTGGATATCTGTTCCAATTGCCTTATCTACTGTCTCTTCAGACAGTAATTCTTTTGTAGGAATTCCAAAGAATTTCTTTACCTTTGCATTCCAAGCTCTTAAAGTTTTCATTTTATGTCCAACCTTTGTTTCCGTTGGTTTCCACGAATTTCCTTCTTTTCTATAAACGGTAATAACAACTGCAGGATCTTCTGGAGTTCCAGTTACCGTTACAGACGAGTTAGGTACATTAATTTTACCATTAGTTACTACTCTTGTTACCTTTCCACGAGCAGTTCCGCCAGATGATCCCCATTGAACAAAGTCTCCAGTTGAAAATGAAGCCTTAGACATTTCTTTTTTCTTCTTACTACCATAGCCTTTTTCTTCATCGTCATCTTCTAAATCTGATTTAAATTTTCTATTTTGGCTTGGATATTTATTTGCAGTTTCTTCATTTGTAATTACATTTCCCTTGTTTAAGTGTAGGTCTAATGCTTTAGAAATAGCCTTTGAAAGGTCTTCGCCTTCCATTGTTTCTACCCATCCAATTGAGTCAAGTGTCTTACTGCAAAGAGCACATTCTTTTGATTCTAGTTCTCCAGTGAATGCAACACCATCTGTTTCACACCAGAAAACATTGTCAATGTGAGATTTTTCAAAAATTCCTTCTGCTACGGTATTTGTTTTTTGAATTGAAAAAATATTTGCTAGTTGATTTGCTGGTGAGTCAACAAGTGACAGTTCAACCAAATCATAGTCTTTAATAATTCTAACGGTATGCTCTAGTTCTGGGTCGTACACATTATCTGAGTCTTTTACTGCTCCACCAATTGAAAATCCAGTAAGTGTTCCGTCAAGAACCATTTCCCAGATATCTGAAGCACCCTTTGAGATGTATGTGTCCACAAATACTCCACTGTATTGTTTATTTGTTGCTTGATCAAAAAATGTTTCTGTTCTAAAGTTTACTACTTTTCCAGCAGGAATTGGCTGGTGCATGAGGCGAACATTTCCTCTAAAATTTTCAAATGCTTTTTGGGATGCGTCAGCAGATACACGATCACCTTGACGGTCAATGTTATCAAGTGTTGCGAAGCCAGAGACTATTCTCTTTTCGACATCAATTTTTGAAATAGGCATTGTCAGCGTTACTTGCTGACCATTAGTAGATAATGAAGCCTTTTGTAAATCTACCATAGCATTCTTATTATATAACACTTTTGTTATTATAAGTGTTATTGTTGTTGTCTACCTTCGCCTTGAGTTGCTCTTGTTCCAGTTCCAGAGTCTGCAGCATTACCAGTTCTTTCTTGGTCTCTTCTTCTATTAGAAGTTGCTCTTGCTGTTTGGTCTGCTGCCTGTTGACCTGTTAATTGAACTGGTTCATCCCCACCTGAAATTGGAGATAGTCCAAGTCTTGGTCTAATTTCATTTGGCATAACAACCTGCATACGAAGATATCTTTCGTCAATCTTTGACTGAGTGTCTTCATCTGTAAGGGTAAGTTCTTTAAAGTGAAGCTTAAACATGTCTGTTTTTTCAGCAATAATTCTATTAATTTTCTTTTCTAGAATGTCCTGTTGTGGTCTACATACCTGTTCTTTAAATGTTCTGTCTGATTCACGAGCATTTGCAAGAGAAATATTCTCTGCTGATCCAATTTTAGAAATTGGGGTACGATGAGCCATAAGAATTTCTTCACGATTTGCTTTTCTGTAATTGTTAAATGAAGAGTCCTGAATGCCGTTTTCAATTGCTTCCATCTTCATTTCTACCTTGTTTACACCGTCATCAGGAGGTAGTGGGACTACTACTGTTCTATGATTTTGACCACGCATGTTATTTTGCATAAATTCAAATAGTTTTTGTTCTGCTTCTGGAGTAAACTTTGCACCCTTTAGCCAAAAAATATAACGAGGAACTGCTTTATTCTCAAAGTATTCCAAATTGTACTTTGATGCAAATTCGTTTCCAGCCATTGCATTTTTAGCAGTTACAATTGGTGGAATTCCATAATAAGTATTTGTTGGGGTATATTCTTTTAAGTGAATAATTTCATTTGGACGAGCATCTGATCCAACTGGATTTGGCTGGCTTACATCCTGGAAGTTTCTAAAAAATACTGCCTTACCATTTACGATTTGAACAAATCCATCACGAAGTCTGCGGATACGCATTGTTGCTGCTGGGATGTGACCAATATATCCAATTTCTCCAGCAGAGGTTCTGCCAATTTCTAGGTATCCATTTCCAGTGGCTTCTTTATCAATATAAGCTTTCATTAAAGTTGCAGTAAATGTGTCATCATCATTACGAGACTCTATCCATTCTGTTACTTCTAGCTTTACTCTTTCCATTTTTCTTCTTGCACGAGCAAGCTGATCCATGTCAGTCATTTCTTCAAATCTTTGCTGAACCTGCAATGTTTCTTGTAGTTCATACCCAAGACCAACAATATTAGCAACCTTTGCTTGAATAGCTGCGTAGTTTGCTGATGAAACTTCAAATATTTTTGCCAACGAAGATAAATTATATGGGGGCTCAATTACATCAAATAGACCATATCCATACTTGTCTGGAATCATTTGCTTAGATGAAGCACCTTGACCACTTAGTTCATTATTGTCTGCTTTTTCTAGTTTACGCTTTGCAGCTCTGCGAAAATTGTGACTAAGACCAGAAAGAGAAAGAATATCGTCTCCAGACTTTTTAAATTCGTCTGATCCAGTCCAAGGAGATTCAGCTTTAGGTGTTGAAAAAAGCTTTACTCCACTTACTTCTCTGTTAGTTTCTTCCATTGTTAAACAACTCTTTCCAGTTTTCTGAATCGCCATAAGGTGTCAATCCCTCAGCCATTCTTTCAATATCTTCTCTTGCTTGTGTATCTGTAGCTCTTCCAACTCCAGGCATAAACTTTGCAGTTCCTTCTGGCTTACCCCAATATGCTGCAGCATCTGCAAGTGATTTCATTTTTGAAATATCATACTGGACCGATGGAACATTTAATGTATTGCCTTCATTGTCCATAAATGGCTCTCCATTAGGCAGGACCCATACATAAATTCCATGAGAAGACTTGCTTTCTACAACACTTAGTTTATTATTTGATTTTGACATACCACAATGATACCATTTTTATAATAATTACGCAATTAAGCAGACGAAAGTACAGATGTTGTTAGTGAAGGTGCACTCTTATTAAAACCTAAAACTTTTTTCTGGGTTTGTGTTTGAGTAAAAACTGGACTTGAGCTAACGGTAGTCTTTAAATAATAATAACTTCTATTTTCTTTTCCACCCTTAACAAATACAACAGATCCATCTGCTGGCAAGGTAGTTTTTGTTAATATAGCTTTTGCTGTGTCAATGCTGTCTACAGTGTAGATGCCATTTTGAGAAGCTGTTGCTTGATTTTTAAGCAAAATTATATCTCCTGGAACAATTTCTGAGTTATCCACCATTAATAAGTCTCTGTTTGAATTATAAATAAGATGCCACTTTGTACTAACACTTGTAATTGGAATGTTTACAGTAGATGCCAGTCTTGGGCAGCTAGAAAAACTTAAGAAGGACTTTTGATTAGCTAATGGCTGATATGTGTTTCTTCCATCAGATGCCTCGCTATCTGATATTAAAATATTTCTAAATGATCCTGCTGATCCATCTGGAACTCTAATTGAGCTTGTAGAAAATAAAATATTATAAAAGTATTCTTGATCTGAAGGAATAGATGTCAAAACTGCAATGTTATCTACCATCCAGCCAGATCCAGCAAATCCAAAAAATAGATTAGAGTTGTATGGAATTCCATTTGTAAATACTATTGAGTAATAGTTCCATGCAGAAAAATCATAAGTGGCTGATTCGCTAAACCTTTCTCCGTTAATATAAACCTGGACTCCTGTATCTTCTGGATCTGCAGATGTTACCTGGATTCCAGTTGTTCTAAAAAATTCTATTAGTGCTGGATCCCCAATGCCTTTTCCACTAAACATAACGCTATAAATTTCTGTTGTTGCATCTGATGTAATTCCTTTAACATCAAATGGTATCTTAATATAAGGATTTTTAGAGTTATGTGATCCAACTCTAACTCCAGTATAAAACGCTCTGTGTAAGTCTGTGGTTTTTTCAAGTTCTGGTAAGAATTGAAATGCCTGATTTGTTGATGAACTGTATCCAGAAAAATACATAGGGTTTTTTCCAGGATTTGTGTCATTAATCTCTATGTAGTTTCTTGAATCTTCTTGAAGTACCTCATAGGTATAAATTCTAAAATAATCTAATATTCCAGGTGTTTGATAAATGTCTGATGATCTTAAAGTTCCAGATATTTGATATTGAACTTCTTGTGCTTTTACTGTAGAAGGAATGTTGGTTGGAATATTTATTAATCTAATGTTGGTTCCAGATTCAATAGTAGATGTAGTTGATCCAACAATTGTTTTCAAATCATAAGATATTTCTGCTGAATTAGAACCAATTTCACATTTTGGAGCTAGAAAAATTCCAGAAGCAAAAGTAGCATCATGTTTGTCAAGTCCAATTAAATCTGTTAAAGATAGTGTCATAGTAAAAGACCCACTAGTTGCAACTGCAATTGACCTATTGTAATATTTTGAATATAGTTGATATAGGCTTGAAATTCCTTTTGTTTGTCTGGCACTCCAATTAGCCGTAACGCTTGAAGAATCAATAATATCTACATGAGATAGATATCCATCAAATCTTTTTATTTCTGAAGTTTCTATTCCTTTTGGAACTATTGATCCTTGGAAAACTGGGCTACTTCCAAATCTGATAAAAGAATCTTGTATGGGGAAAATATTGGAAGATGTTATTGTTCCAGTAGTTTTATCGTTGTTATCATCTATAACTCTAATTACAATATCGGGTCCGTTTTTTGCTACTGATATTAAAAATGATGTTGATGTTGTATAAATAGCGTGTGTAAAAAGTGTTGTTTCAGTGCCACTTTGGGTTTTATATTTAACAATTACATTTTTGTTATTTATTAAACAGCTAATATATTTATCCGATACAGACTTTGAACCAATATACATAAGCTGTTGGTCTCCTGTTGTAGCGTGGCTAGAATCTATCTTAAAAACAGCTTCTATTTTTTTTGTATTTCCGTCTGTAATAGATTCGTGATTATTTACTTCAACATAGCTATAGCAGTCGCTTGGGAATTTAATAAAAGACTCTCCACTTAAAATTGCAAACATATCTTCTTGAGAAAAAGAAACATTGTCAGAAGATAGATTCAGGGAATGGTTATTGTAATTTACGGTTGATAGGTTATTATTATTTGCTAAAAGATTTTTTAATACTGCTCTATTTGACCAAGTATTGTTATCTACATAATTTATTTGTTTTAATGGCTGAGTTTGTTGCATATTTGTTTCATAGCTAACGCCACCAAGAGATTTATAAATATACTTTGGAACATTGTATCCAAGACCATAAACGTAATGTCTTTTTGCTACAGAAGAATCTAAGGCATTTGGATAAATTGCTATAGTGTCATAAGTAACTCCATCAAAATATTGTGAACTGCTATTAATTCTATTTGGAAACAAAAAATCTATTGTCCTGGTTTCTTCTGCTCCAAAAACTTCATCCTCAATAATTGGAATGTTTCCAGAAACACCGTTTACAATAAGTTGTATTGAATATGTTGTATAAACAACCATAATATGTAATGGTGTATTAAAGTTTGGCACATGTACGGAAGACTCATAAATTCTATTACTTGAGGTATCTCCAATTTTAAAAACTAAATAGTCCAAATCTCTAATGTATAGTCCAGTATTGGTTGCCCCTGAAAATGCAACAATTTTTGACTCTCCAGTTCTAGAAGCAGCACCTGAAGATAATTGTTCTGGACTTATAGACAAATTCATCCAAAACTCTAATGTATGGGCTGACCCTCTTGTTTGTGATGAAAATTTTCCAAGTGAAGGAACGGAAAAAATTTTATTATTGGTTGAATAATTACTTGTATAGCTTCCTTTATTTGACAAACAGGTTTTTCCACCATATGTCATTGGAATAAAATTTCTAGAGTATTTATTGAAAGCAGCTAGCCCATTGTAGGTTTCGCTATTTATAAAAGCATCAGCATATATGATTGCTCCACTAACCTCGTCCATTGACCATATGGCTTCTGGGGAATCTTTTAATATAAGAGCTGAATAAGACATAATTTCCTCTTATACATTATACAGTTTTAGCGGTACCAAAATCGCTTATATCACAAGCACCTGCAACACATGCAAGATCTTGAACACTTGTAGTTCCGTCAAATGTTTCGTAAATCTCTAACCACTTCCAGTCAAGGTCTGCAGGAGTTTCAGAAACTAGTGCTTCATACTCTTCCTTTGTGCATTCTTGGTATGGAGCCTGTTGGTATGTATGCTCTGAATAAGGCAAAAAGGATACTCCAGACATTTCATCAATGTGTTCGTATACCCAAGCACCTACTGCCATCCATTCATTTTCTTTAACAGAAACAGTAATAGAAGGCTTGTGTTCTGCCCAATGTCTTTGGTAAGTAAGCCAAATATCTAAGTGCTGCACAGCAGTTAGATCTTGTCTTAGTGTTGCACCTTCTGGTGCAGCAATAGGAAATGAAAACACCATAGTGTCATTTGGTTTCATTACATCTGGCTCATGCTTAATTCCCATATCTACCAAGAATGATGTAATTGGGTCTTTCATATCTCCACGAATTGTGCGTGTGTAATACTGTGAGTGCCATGGGTGCATTCCTGAAGATGCATTTACTAATTGAGAAACTGTACCAGATGGCTTAACACATGTAATTGCTGCTGCCTGGTTTACTCCAATTTCTTTAGCCCATTTTGCATTAATTTTAACTGCATGCTCACGCATTTCATCAAGCCACTTGGAAAGCTCTTCTACGCCTCTAGAACCATTCAAGACAGGATGTGATAGCTGACCTGTTAGTGAGACACCAAGTAAACTTTCTTCCTCTGAGTTCTTCTGCCAAATTTTTCTTAGGTACTTAAATCTAGTAAATGAAGACTGAACGGTTCCAAGAATAGTTGCCAATTCAACCTTGTCTTTTAGTTCCTCAAGAGTGTCTGTGTCACGAACAATAACTTCTGTAAGGTTGCAAAACTGGTAAGGACGTAAAATAATTTCAGAACATGGGTTAGTTCCAAAATCTACAGTGTGGTCTCTACGACCATTCTTTTCTGCAACATTTTGTGCTGCTGCACGACTAAAAATTCCACGCTCTCCTGACTTTGAGTCATAAAGTGCTTTCCATTCATCCATAAATACTTCCATGGTTGGACGAGTTCCATAAACTGCAGAATTATTTGCAAGAGCTCTTTGACCTGAATATTCCCACCATGATCCAGATTTTGCTGCTGCCATATTTCTATCTTCTAGGTCTGAAAGAGAAATCATTGCTGATCTACGAACCCCACCTACTACTACAACTTCTGCAATTTTACACATTAAGTCATGTGCTTCTAGCGGTGTTAATTTTCTACCTGCTGCATTTTTTACAACTGCAACAGAAAACTTAAATAGACGATCTAGTGGATCTGGACCAGATGCACGACCACCAAATGTTTTAAGGCGAGCACCTGCAGGACGTACCTGAGACATATCCCAAGATGGAATCTGACCTTGCCATAAAAGTGCAAGAAGTTCTTTTAATGATCTAGCCCAACCTGCTTTAGAATCTTCTACAACAATGGTAGTATCTGTTTTTTCAAAATGTTCGGAGATTTCTGGTAACTGATTTACATAACGTGACTCTACGGAGTATCCAACACCAGTTCCACACATAAGAATATACATGCCTTCGTCAAAAGAGCGAAGAGAGTCTACTGGAAGGTAAGAGCAATTGTAGAGACAGGTGCTATCACGATCTAAGGCAGGTCCTGCGGTCATTAAACCTCTCATGGACGGCATTACCCTAGTTTTTAAAATAGCCTCTGAAATTTGTTTCTTAATCTTGTCAGACATAACATATCCATTATGCTTTTCAAGTGCTTCAAACATGTATGAGGTATAGCGACCTACGGTTTCATCCCAATTTTCTCTGCGGTTTTCCGATTCCATCCATCTCGCATAGCGTGTCTTGTGGATTACCTGCTGGTATGCAGTGGGTAGAACATAGGTCATTAAAATCATCTCCGAAGTATTTAAAATTTAGTTTCGCTGATTGCGAGTAACTCTATTCTACACCATATTGGTCACAGTTCTGAAATCGGGGTGTGTGATAAGATTAAGTCATGATAACAATACAAGAATTACATATTTACAATAAATTACAATCAGCTAAAGTGGCTCCAGAAATTAGATGTCCTGGAAATCCAGATCATATGCATATGCTTCCTTGGTTTACAGAATCAGAAGAACCAGTATTTAAATGCATAGCTTGTAATACAATATTACATTTAGGTAACGATTTAACAAAAAAGATTAAATTTCTAGTCAGTGAACTAGGAAGTAGTGTATAATTGTTATTTATATAATAAAGATAGTTTTAAAGTATTATTATATGAATAATATAAATTATATATATTATATATTAGGAAGCAAACGAAACATCTGCAGTAACTAAAATTGGACCAGTTAGAATTGTAGTCTTGTTTGTTCCATTTGTCATTTCGATATCATAAACGTAAGCTTTATTAGCAATAAGTTTTGCAGATTCTGTAGAAGACAAAGTTGCTTTAATTACTCCACCAAGAAGATTTTCTTTTGTAACTTGAAATGTTGCAGCTACTGTAGTTTTATTTTTTTCTTTTATTTGAGCAACAAAAACCGAATCAGTAACATTTAAAAATGTTGTTGAGCTAGTTTTCAATGTCATTTGAAAAGCAAAAGTATCTCCACGGTAAATCTTAAAAGATTTAAATCCTGGAAGCATTATCCAACAACTACCGTCTTAAGGTCTGTAATTGAGCTGTTTGTTGTTACTGTAACAGTATTTGCATCGGTAACTACAATTGCAGCATCTACCTGAGCACCTGCCAACCAGCAATTAACTGTAACATCTGATGTTGCTAGGTTGTGAGTAATTGTATGAGTTGTTCCAGTTGTTGTTGTAACAAACTTTCTAGCAATTGCAATTTCTGAACCAGTAATACCTGCAGTCCACTTGTCAGTTGTTTCGTTCCAAAGAATTGATGCGTTATCAGAAGTTCCACGCTCAACTTCAATACCTGCATTAGCAGATGGAGTTCCAGTAACATTCTTGTTAAGAAGAACGATATTATCTTCTACAGCAAGAGTTTCTGTGTTAAGAGTTGTTGTGGTTCCATCAACTTGCAAGTCTCCAGTTACAGTAAGTTTTCCACCAATTGTTACGTTGTCTGGAAGACCAACTGTATAAGCAGTTCCTGTATTTGTAACTTCAACTTCGTTTGTTGTTCCAGCCAAAGAAACTACACCAGTGTTAGTTAGTGCAAGTGTTCCTCCTGGATCACCATATACAACAGAAATTCCGTTGTGAGTTGATGTTGTAAGAATGTTTCCAATTACATCTTCTGAAGCTTCTTGGAAATTAGAAATCTTTGAAGCTGTAACTTCTGGAATGTCTGCAGCTACAAGTGATCTAAATGTTGGAATAGCTGCTGTTGAACCAGCTCCTGGTCCAGCAAGAACAGTGTTAACTGCTGCTGTATTCCACTCAAAAGCTAGCGTACCTGAAGCATTAGCAGGAGAGCCTGATACTGTAAATAGGTCTGGTGCATCAAGATTGATGGCAATGGTTGGAACATCATCGGTGAATGCAACGGTTTTCCATGCGGTACCATTGTAAAGTCTTAGATGGTTCTGGTCTGAACCTGCTCCTGTAAAGTAAATAATACGACCTGTAGTTAGGTCTGTACTTGGATTTGTTGAAAAATCCTCAAAAATAAATCTTTTTGCCTTGTTTAGTCCAAGGTCTAAATCAACTGTAAACAGTCTCGATGCCATAATAATCAGTTTTCCCTATTGAAGTAACAGGGCTAAGTTAGATACGCTGTACCGCTTGAAGCACTGTTCATTACTATTTTAACAGTGTTTGCATTCAAATACACTAAGTCAGTTTCAAGGATTCTGCTTGCGTTGTCCAAAACGGTAACATTTGGATAAAAGTTTAAGTTGTGGTTAATTGTCCACTCTGCAGCAATTGTAGACTGTATATGGGTATGTCTTACATTGTTTACTGGATTAGTGCCAATGTCTGGATAGTCAATTACTACGTCTCCAGTTTTTCCATTTACAGACATTACTGGACCAACGTTATCTACAAGAGCAATTTCTACGTTAAAATTGTCTTCGCTAGCAGCAACAAAAGCTTGTCCAGTTTCAAAATTATAGGTTGTGGTAGATCCAACTGTGCTGGATCCATCTTCAGATGTTGGTGCTAAAATTAGAGAAGATAGTAGGTTGTCTTCTTCAATGTAATCTACGCTAATCTCTGTCATAACAAAATTATATCATTAAACGGGCTTCAACAGAATCAAGGTGATCTCTTACAACCTTTTCCCATTTCCATTTTTTATGAACATCCAAAGCCCTCTTAGCCTGAACTTCAAGTATGGACTCTATATTTTTTTCTGTATGTTGCACAAGAGCAGCAAAATGATTTAGGTCAGGTCTAAACATTTTTCCAGGATGAATTAATTGCCAGGGGTTGTACACTAGTTCAGAATTAATAACTAGCTCTGGACAATGCTCTTTGTAGTCACACCAACCATCTGTCATAACAACTGGCATACCTGTGGCTAATGCTTGTAGTGGCATGAGACCAAACCCTTCTCCCCAAGAAGGATAAAGCAAAGCGTGGTGCTGACCAACAAAGCTAGCAAGCTCTGAATAAGTAACGGTTTCCACAACCACGTTAATGTTTGGCTCATTAATTTCAAACTCTGCTGCTGAATATGCTTTTACTGTTAACTCTACATCTTTTCTTCCAGCATATAATTCAAGAAAAGTATTAATAACTTCTGGTAAGTTTTTACGGTAAGCAGGATGCCCCAAATGCAGGAACTTTATCTTATCTTCTACTTTTCTTTCAATAGGAGCCCAAGTATCGTCTACTCCATGTGGAAACACATATATTTCTTTGTCTGTAAATTTACTAAATACATCTTTACAGAATTGATTAGGCACCCACATTTCATCAAGGTGGGAAATATACTCTTGCCACATAGGTTGAAGCTCAGTTGACTCCCAAGCGGTATATCCAATCTTGTGGGAATTTTTTCCATGAAATTTATAGAATTGGGGATGGCTAAAAGTTATTTCAACTGGGTTTTCTCGCTCAATTAAAAGACTATGATTTGTCTTACCAATATTGGTAATTATTTTATGTGTTGCGTATCCGTAGCCAGTTTTAATACTGCCATCGCAATTATTGAAACCAAATTTCAAAACTTTACTTTCTGTTAATTGCGTTCTAGTTTTTCTAAACGCTCTTCAATACGACCAACAGCATCTTTAATAGATGTGCCATGATTAGGTCTCATTTCAAAAGATATGCAAGCAATTTCTTCTTCCATAAATCTTAATCTTTCTTGCATTCCAGGACGACCATCAAATCCTGGTCTTGGCTCTTCACCAAAGTAATCATCTAGGAAGTGTATAAATCTTTTTACAAGTTTTGTAGCTTTATATAGCCCAACACTGATAACTCCAATTGCAGTTATTGTTGCAGCAATAGTCATCAACCATTCATTTGGAGTCATTATCTATACACTTCCACAAAGACTACTTTGAAGTAGTCTTCTTTGCTGTAGATTTTTTAGCAGGTGCCTTAGTTGCCTTTTTTGCAGGTGCAGCTGGTGCACTTGCAGTTTTTGCTTTTGGGGCTTGCT